GTGACTGTAGTTGTAGCAGCCAATGTTGCATTTGCTACTGTAGTTCCTGCAATAACACTTGCTAAAGTTGAACCACCAACAGTAATTGCATCTGCTTCTAAAGTACCGTCTATGTCTGCATCACCTGATACATCTAAAGTAGTTAAATCAAGTTCACCCGCAATCGTGACATTTCCATCGGCTAGTGTTATTAAATCAGTATCTGATGTATGTCCTATAGTTGTACCGTTTACAATTACATTATCAACAGTAAGTGTTGTAAGCGTTCCAAGACTTGTAATTGCTGATTGTGCTGCTTGAGTTACAGTCAAAGCTGTACCAGATACGTTACCTGTTACATCACCTGTTAAAGGACCAGCAAAAGCATCAGCAGTTACAGTACCGTCAAAGTATGCATCTTTAAATTCTAAAGAACTTGTACCTAAATCTATTTGATTATCTGTTACAGGATATAAAGCCGAAGCTGTTAGTGTCAGTCTAGCTGCATTATCAACTTTAAAATCAATCTCATTTGCTGTTCCAAAGTCAATAGCAGTTTGAGAATCTTCTCCCATTATTAAATCTGTAGCATAAATTGATGTTATGCCTGTTTGTGCTGCATCTACAGCAAAATCTATATTATCGTTTGATGTATCGTAAGTTACAGTTATACCGCTTTCGGTATTACTAGAAAGCATATTAGTACCTACAGTATCTCTAATGTAAGTTGCTAGTGCTGTGCCATCTACTGTAATTGCATCGGCTTCGAGTGTGCCGTCTATGTCTGCATTACCACTTATATCTAATGTAGCTGCATCAAGTTCACCACTAATGGTTATATTAGTACCACCAGTTATAGCACCATCCATTGCGACAGCACCGTTAATATCTATAGTAGTAGCTGTTAATTCAATCTCAGTATCAGATACTAAATCTAATACTCCGTCTGCACTTTGATATATGTATGTTCCGCTATCTCCGAATTGGAGTTGGTCAGTGCTTGAAAGAAGTAAGCCTGTGTCGGCTACGTGAGTTAGAGATACGTCTTGATCATCTCCGAAGTTTATTACTGCACCATCGGCTAAGAATAAATCACTAAACTCAAGCGCACTTGTACCAAGAGCAGCACCATCAGATGCATCAGGTACGAAAGCTGTAGTAGCTGTTATAGTTGTTCCTTGTATAGTTCCTGATGAAGTAATTGCACCAGAGCCTATTGTTCCTAATCCTGAAACATTTCCACTTGTATCGAATGTATAATTTCCATCTGAGAAAGTTCCATCAATTGTTACATTTCTAAATGTTCCTATGTCTTTATTTGAATCTACGACTACTGCTTTAGAAGCTGCAACAGTTCCTGCCGTGATTCCATCTAGCATTTCTAGTTCGGCTTCTGCTAATTCAGCGCCTGAACCAAGTGTAAGTGTACCTGTAACTGTAAGATTATCGTTTATTGTTACTTCAGAGGTTGAATGACCTATTGAGATCGGAACACCTGAAGTTGCAGTACCAATAGTAATACCATTAGATGTATTAGAGTTATCTATGTTTAAGGATGTTGTTGCATCTAATGAAATAGTTGTACCGTCTACAGCGAGTGTACCGTCTATGTCTGTGTTGTCTAAGTTTGAAGTTCCGTCAACATCTATATCTCCTGCGACATCTAGACCTGCAGCACCTGCTAAGACTAAATCATCAGCAGATGTATCCCATAACATATATGCACTTGCAGTATCTCCGAAGAATTTAACATCATAGCCTGTATCATCAACACCAACAGTTATAGTATTATCTACTTGAATAGCACCGTCAAGATTGGTTGTTCCTGAAACTGTTAATAAATCTGTAGTTACTGTTCCATCAAAGTATGCATCTTTAAATTCTAAGGAGCTTGTTCCTAAATCTATATCGTTATCTGTAACTGGAACTATTGCTCCGTCTTGTATTCTAATTTGTTCAACGGCTGCTGAAGATACCTCTACAAAGACTCCCCAACGATTATTAGTACTATCCGCAACTATTTTATTTAAAAAGTCTAAGTCACCTATGGTGTGTATATTACCACCGTGTCCTGCTGTGCCGTCATGTCTATGCCCTGTAGAACCTACAGTACTTGCATGATATGCAAATGCGTTGACTAATTGGTTGTATTCATCGTTAAACAATGCAGCAGTAATGGTGTCTCCATCACTAAAACTACTTTGTCTTGTATAACTATATGCCATCTCTTATATTCTCCCTGAAGGTACGTAATCTATATATATTCCATTTATTGTGTAAGGACCATTTTGGTCGTTGCTGTGTACTTTAAAATAAGCAGTTCTTCCTGATCCTTCTACTGTTTTTCTAACCATTGGATTTTCAGCAGCTCCAAACGTAACGTCATTAAAAACACCTGATCCAAAAATTGCAGCAGGGGGTATCGAATCTAATACATAATCAACTGGTTGTGCTACAAAATTATCATCATAATCATAACCAATTTGTAAAGAAGGCTGTACTGATCCTTCTGGTTTTACTGATAACTTTACATATTTTAAAGTCTTTAAAGTTCCTAAATCTCCAAAATCCATACTCGGAGTTTGATATCTAGCTTCTATATTTGTTGCTGTTCCTGCTGGATTAAATTCGTTTCCTGTATCGTGATTATAAATATATCCAGCATAATCACCATGATAAAATTTCTCTACTCCTGCACTATTAAAACCTGATGTTATACCACCGCTTGCTTGTATTCCTTTTGTTTCGGACCATTCAAACCTTGCACCGCCTTCTGGAGTAATTCTTAGTGTTCCTATAATACCTTCTGAAACTCCTGTTGATGTTCCTGAAGATCCATAAAATAACCGATATTGTGATTTCTTTCTAATTACACAACTATTTATATTATATGAACTAATATTAGATGCTATATCTCCTATAATTGGTTGTATCTTTCTACTCAAAGATCCTAGTTCTACGTCACCAATTCTTGCTGTACCCGCTACTGTTCTTATTCCATCTGGTGCTAAAAATAATAACTGTCCGCCTATTTCTTGGATACTATCTCCATCCATACAACCTATATTTTTTGTAATAGGTTCTACTGCTATTGTAGAGGAAGAATTTATATTTGTCAATTTATAAATACTATTCTTACAAAATATAATTAGATCATTACGAAAAGACTTTAAGCCTACTACTTGATCATCTAACTTTATACTTCCAGAACCTGTGCTTGTAAAATCATCTATATCACTTGTTCCACTATAATATATAGTATTTTCTGCTGTGCCAGCACCTCCTACAACTAAATGTCTATCGTGTATTACACAATATTTAGGATAAACACTTCCGTCAACTGTAATTTCTTTAGCGTAGAATGTTCTAGTATCTAAATCCCCACTACCAGTCATCTTAAAATAAAAAGGTTTTACTGCTGAACCTCTATCAGTTACTATTAATTCACCGTAATCTGTATCGCCTTCATATATTGCAAAAGATGCTTGACCTTGTGAAGTTCTTGCTGAAGTACTTCTACCACCAAACGTACTGTAATTATCTCCACTACCTGATACACTTGCTCTGTTTAATAATAACCAACTGTCTCCGTCTTCGCTAAAGTATATATTTGTGCCTGAACACGCTATTAGACCATCTGCATATACTTGTAATCCTTTTATAGCGTTTGTGCTATTTGGTCTTGTACCATCTCCAAACTGACTATATCCATTTATTCTTCTGTAGCCTCCTGTTGTAGAAACTTCAAAGTTTTTTAATTGTGTAGCTTCTCCTGGTGTTCTTAATAATTCAAACTGGCTTGCTACTTCATTCAAACCACCTTGACTAGCTACTGCAAAAGGTTGTGATTGTGCCATCTTATATCTGATCCGTTGACATATATTTAGGAGTAGGATCCATAAGATTAGATCTCATTTGTCTTAATCCTTTTTTATAGTCATCAAGTGCAAAAGCCGAAGCTTGTGGATTATCTTTAAATTGATGCATATAGTATCTAGCTCTTGATAATAATACAGGTGTATACATATCTGGAAATACTATTGTATCTCCGTGTGCATCCAACGCTGTTGGTAAATCCCACGCAAAAAACCACACTCTATAAACTTTATCTGGTATTGGACTTACTCCAAATTTTCTACCGTCAGGACTTCTAATAACTGTTCTTGGTTCACCGTATGTTTGTGTATCAGCATCGTCTATATTCTCCGATGCTCTATAATGATCTTTCCATTCTTCTGCTGTAATAAAAGATAAGTTTCTACTTGTATAAGGTGTAGATGCTCCACTAACACCGATGGTTGTTAGATAAAAATCATTCCAATCTACAGCACCATAATCAGTTATAAGAGAACTTGATGATGCTTTTAATTCGTACCAACGTGTTCCTGCTACAGTCTCTACATATACATTACCATAAAAAGGATCAGTCGCTCCGCTTTCGCCAGTAGCAAGAAAGGACCACCTAGGCTCTGAACTTACTATATCATTATACGCTTTGTTTATACAATCTTTAGCAAATTGTTGAATACCTATAGAACTACTAAAATTTGCAGCAGTTAAAGCAATTTCATTTGATTCTCTTAATAACTCATTAGTTAATTTTAAATATGTTGTTGCCATTATCCTTTCTGTCTATTATAATTCTTTTGGGATTTTCCGAAAATCTTATCCCAATTCTTATTGTATGTTTCTCGTTGTTCACGAGTCATTCGACTTCCTGGTCGAACTAATTTTCTGTTGCCTTTATTTTTATTCTTTAAAATTACAGGTCTTTGATTTGTTCCAGTGTATGGCATATACTTTTATCCTAAATTAAGTATGGGGAAGATGAACATAAAATTCTCTTCCCGCATACCGTTTTGCTTTACGCTTAACTATTGATTAGTCAACTACATAAAAAGCTTTTACTAAAGCTTCGCTACGAAGAACGTCTGCACCATAAACGTGCAGTCCTCT